TGTAAACCTATAGCTATAGCCCCAGTAGTTCTGGCGTAGGCTAAGCGACCCATAGTAATACTGTCCTGCCCTATGTCTAGAGTACCTAGATTGGTTTGGTAACCTATATTAATAGCATAAGCCCCTTGAGTGCCTGTTGCAGCACCAGCTTGACGCCCTAAAGATACAGCACCAGTATTTCCTGCAGAAGCATTAGAACCTATAGCCACTGTATCAACACCGCCTGTAGTCAGTGTACCGCTACCTATAGCTAACCTGGATACAGTAGGGTTTATAGCAAAGACATCATTTGTATCCCTTAGTGAGATTAAGGCTGTGTCAGCACCATCGTGCATTCTTACATCTACATAAAAATTCTTTTCAGCCATCTATATAATTTTATTAATTTCGTTCTTTACCACCAAAAGGCCGTACCCCGAAGAGCACGACCTGTTTGGAAGTATTATAGAAATTACTCTCCTAAGATTGTAATAGTAACGGATGCAACAGCAACGTTAGCCTCTACCTCTTGAGCAGTCCAGTCAATTCTTAAACCTGAAGTTATATCTTCACCAGTAGCGTCTTCAATCACTTGAACGCTTCTGATAGTAGTCATAGCAACAGGAACTGCAGCAGCCATTTCAGCGGCAAATGATAAAGGCGTTGCAGCAACTAAAGCAGCTGTTTTAGTAACAGCAAATACCCCACTCCCTCCACCAGAACCTAAGCTAAGGTCGTTAACATTCATTTGGATACCAATCCAGTCAGATGCAGTAGTCGAACCATCGACAGTACACATTAAAAGATCTCCAACATGTAGAGTATCATTACCTTGAATACCAGCAATAACACCCGCTACAGATACAATCCAGAAATCTCCTTTTTGTAATGAAGCAGCTGTAGTTAAAGGAACCCCTAACTCATCTACACCAGAACCAATTTGACCAGCAGTAGTTCCATCAGGAATACCTGCAGTAGCATCTACGGTTCCAATTAAAGCACCAAACTTATTTAATTCAGATGAGTTAACTAACGTTCTCCATGCAGTTCCATCATAATGAACTACTTTGTTCTTGTCTGTGTCATAGGCAAATCTACCTTCATAAAGGTCAGCACCAGCTAATGCTGCCAAGGCTGCGGTTGTGAACGGTTCCATAGCCCAGTTCTGTAACTGTTGGCCGTTACCGTCTAAATGTACATAAATGTCTTTAGTTGCCATTTTTGTTCTTTTATTATTAATCGATTAATCGTACTACCTTATGGGGCTATGTACAATATTTTTATTTGAACTCCAAATAGATCTATATTTGAAGAAAGTGTAACTGTATCAGCAGCCACCGTTCTTTCTACATGTATTGCGTCTGATATATCAACATCAGCAGCATCGTACACCGAAATATCTATTATATCCACGGACGCTGATATAGTTTTGACAAGCGGTGTTAATGCCAAAATGTCCCCTGAGGATGTATAGACAGAAGGGAAGACTGCAGCTACATACCCAGTTTCAACAAAGTTAAAAGTCCTGGAACTGTAATCTATACCGCGAGCATTAGTGCCAGCTGCGTAAGTGAAACCGCCAGTTATTAAACCACTAACAGACTCTTGCCAAACATATTCTTTATTTACATCCAAACACCAAATACGCATACCCTCATAATAACGGTATGCCTCAGCGTCTCCTATACCTAGATCTATAGCTTCCGCTGTAGTTTTAAACACTAAACGATCATCTAAAGGCGCTTGAGAGCCTAAATGATAACCATTGGTTAATATTTTAGGGTTTGTTATAGAGCTAGGCATATATTAGAATATTACTTTAAACTCATAAGTAGCAGGTGTGTAAGCAGCGTTACTTACATAAATAGTCCTGTTGTTTATTGTATCAGTTACTGTGTTAAAGTCGCTAAGTGCAGAATCATCATTTTGGTCAGCTATATCAGTGACAGAACCAAACGCTGTAGGCACTACTATAACTACATAACCATTAGGTACTTCAGTCGCTACAATACTGTTCAACACAGCAATCTCTGCCATAGTCTTCTCTGTTAAGGTAGCCTCTATAGCTGGTGTAAGATCCCCAGAAGTAGTTATAGTTACTCCGTTAGCTACCTGACCTATTAAAGCAGGTGATGTTACATCTACTGTTTCTAATACAGTAAATGAGTAAGGTGTAGCTTGATTATTTGTGTAAGATACTTCTAATTTATATGTATAGGTTCCTGCCGTGGTAGGAGGAGAGCTTATAACATGGGAAGGAGTACTGCTAGAGCCTGAAGCTAATACATTATTATCTCCATCTTTTATCTGCCAAGATAAGTTGTTAGCGCTATTGAAATCAATAGCACCAGACAATGTAAGAGATGCTGGTATATTTGCTACATCATAGCTATCGTCGTCAGCTGTAAAAGTTGCTTGGGGTGGTATAAAAGTACCTGCCTCCCTACCTGAACCAATTTGGCTACTAGATAAAATATTATGTACTTGTTTTGCGCTAATCATAGTTATCTAATTTTTGTTACTTGAATACTGCTTTCATTTTCTATAACAGTGTAAGTACTTAAATTTGTAGTACTACCGTCTGATTTGGCAAATGATGTAGTGAATCCTACAAATGGATTTGCAGCGTCACTACTATCTACCTCAAATGTACCAATAAGATCAAAAGATTGGTATCCTGTAGAAGTTCTAGCATCATATGATCCATAACCCTTTGACATGACAGTAGCAAATGCTCCTGTACCTAATGGGTTTGAAGAAGATGCGTCACCAGTCACTTGCCATAAAGAGGCCTGTAAATTACACATATCCGATAAATCTGTAGTCAGTACAACTAAATGTATTTTTACTTCATATAAACCGTTTGGTAAGATCATAGCCTTAGCAGCTGTGCCCGGTGAACCTGCATCATATGAATGTGACATCCAGTCTCCTACATAATCAGAGGTATGGTAAGTTACAAAATGTTGGTTAGATAGAACTAAATCTGCATCTAAACTTTGGTTACCGGGTTTGAAATAAGCATGTTTAACTTGACTAACACCTTCAGATAGTATTCTCCAATTACCTAAAACTGTAGGATCTTTCCTAGGTGGTAACATTAATGTAGGAGCCGCACGTTCTGAACGACCTACAATTCTATAATAGTTCTGTGCAGAAGTACCGAAAGGATTAGTAGACAGCCATATAAGGGCTGAATCTAAATCAGTAACCGTCGTCCCATAAATAGTGGATACCCACTCCCATGGATCAGCTTGTATCTCCGTAGAGTTTGACCCCGGAATTAATGTAATGTTATCCCCAGCTGATAGTACTTGTTGTTTCTCGTCCATCATCTGAGCCAAGATATAACCTTGATTCGCAGATAAAGCAGAAGCACCATCTTGTGTAGTTAAGTTATCTACTACTAAACCTGTAGAAATAGCTGTAAGCCATTCGCTAGCAGTTACAAACTGCACAGCATCCCATTGAGCGAAAGCTGTACCATGCGCCTTTAGCGTTAAAGTTTCGTTACCTATAACTCTTCCTGTAAGAGTCATATCATAGCCATCTTCTATAACGATCTCGTTGGCTGTAGCTGTAGCGTAATCGTTGTGAACGAATGTTAATTGTTTACCATTCTCTACTTTGAAAGTAAGTAATCTATCTGTACCTGAAGGAAAGTTTGTTATAGAACTGATTGCAGCACTAGTCTGACCTCCGCCTGTATCTGTAATAGAAACTTCCACTGCATAACATTGGTCTACTGAAGGAGTAACTGCAGACAAGTCTAAAACGGTGTCTGTAGGTAGGATAGTCATGCTTCCCACTACTAGATCATTTGCTCCAGATCCCATCCAATATACCCAAGTAAGAACACTACTCACATCTTCGCATCTGTAATGTGCATTCTCATCAACGACATAAGCAATAGCTCCTTCATAAATGAAGTTGCTAGCTACAGTAGGATCCGGTAAACTAGATGCAGTACTAACAGAAACTAACCTCTCATCTAAGTGAGAAGCTTTTTTGACGTCTAAGTTATCATATATTTCTACTGCCATATTTTCAATTTTGTTGTGTTATCTATATAGTAAAAAATCACGAGATACTAAGAGAAGTTTAACGTGAATAATTTTACATTTGTACCAGTGAGTTGGGTATCGTAATTCAAAATGTAGTAGTTCAAACTACCCTGCATAATTAATGTGAAATCATTAGCTACAGTATAAGTTAAACCGTTCGGCCCTGAAACAGACAATAAAGCTGATAAAGTGGAAGGTAACACAATATACATACGCCCAACTACTGTAGACGTTAGGGAGAATTGGTTATTAGCACTACTAATCTGGTCTAACCCTGTTGTAGTCGGAATTGCCTCTGCTGTTTTAACTCCGTAATAAATAGGTAAAACAGACGTAATAGTAAATGTATCACTCAATACAATATCCGGATCAGTTGCATGCTCTAAAGTAACAGTAGATGTGACTACAAATGTAGAACCTACAACACCCAAGATAACATTAGTGCTAGGTCCAGCCATAGGAGAACTACTACTCACAGTATCAGGATCACCGTTAGGATAACTCATCACATGGCTACTCGCTTGTATAGAATAACCCGAAGGAATATTGTTAACTGTAGATGTGAATATAACATTCTCATTACTGTTTTCCGGTAATGTATCTCCAACTGCACTAGATAAAGTCAAAGAAGGTACGTTAGAGGATGTGCCTCCGCCTGTGCAGTCTGTGCATAATCTTAACAGTACTTCTGTTAAATGTAAATCGTATATATTATCTTTAGCCATCTTTAAAATTTTAGCCGAATGAATAAACAAAGTTTGATATTATAGCTTGAATAGTGTAATAGTTATATCCTTCATACATTACTCTTACTCTTATTGCCTTATCTCTTACACGAGATTGATCATCACCTTGACCAACTTCTATATACAAATGATCTTCGTTATACTCCATATTCTGTTGGATTATACCGAAATCTACGCTATTGAAATCCCAAGTCGCGGGAAGTGCGCCTGCGATATTATTACCATTTTGATCCCAAACTTCATTGTAAAATACACCATTACTTTCAAAACTAGGCCCAATTATATAAATTACACCGTTCCAAGTCATGTACCCCCCAACTATTCTTTCAGATTCTTCTTGGCTAATAGGGTCACCATTTGTAGCACTCATAGTGAACGCAGTTACCATAGTACCGTTATTATCTACAATACCCGTCGTAACTGTGTCCCAAGCGTTGATATTACCATTTCCTAGTGGAGACATTGGATTAGGTTCTTGCCTTTGCTTAAGAAGCTCAGTATAACCGTTATCCTGCCCACCTAAACCGGAAGCAGTAGTTGCGTCAGTCAATTCGTAATCGAAATCATTTTCCAGTAAACCGTAAGTGATACGTCCTGGGAATTCTCTGTTACAAATAAACATTAAATTGTTCAAAATCTTTTGCGCTGAAGAATTATCTACAATAACAAATTCAAACACAAATTTTTCTTGGTGACCGTAGAAATGGCAGTGAGGTACTTCTTGCGAGAAGTGTTCCCAAATAGTTTCCTGATCAGCCAAAGCGTTGAATGAGAATAATTTACTCTCTAAATTGAAAGTCCAAAGAGGATTCCAAGATAGACGAGATATCCACTTATTAAGCGTCTCATTCCAATATACAGTACCTAAATCATTTGATCGCCATAGTTGTGGTATATAGTTACCGTATGGGTCAGTTTCATTAATAGGAACTAGTTCTCCATCCTCATTCTCCACAGAAGGTGTGTCAATATCCGGATTATCGTCAGGGGATACCACAAGGTCATCTGCAGGAACTTCTTGGCCTACAGAATAATCTTTTACAGAAACGTAAGCTTTACGTTTAGCTGTTTCCTCAGCTGTTTCCCCATCTGCATTTCCATTAGCCTTAGCTACAGCATTATTTATACGAGCTGATAAGGCTACTTGCTCATCTGGATCTATAGTTGTACCTGTATCCTCCTCTACAGGGGGATTAGGATCTTCTACGAGCTGGTAGAAATCAGTCACGTAATTACCAAATAATTCGCTGTAGTAAGAGAATATAACGTTATTTCTTTCGCGATCATAGTTAGTCTTAACAGCATTGCTCAGTTGATTAGCTGTAAGTCTTTCTTTGTATACATTTAAAATAGATTGTATAGCAAAATCAGAAATCAATTCTAATCTATGCCCACCACCTTGCGATACAATACGCCATACTTTATTCTTATTGAAGTCTACACCATAAACATACTCATCTGTTTTGATAACAGAAAATTGTTGGTCAGAACCATACTCAGAAGAAATGATTTGCATCTTCTGCGCTAGTACTTCAGCATCATCTAGGAATACACCTCCAGTTTGCTGAGTAACCATTGTTCTCTGATTGATAGGGATAACTCCCACACCAGCTTCAAAGATACAATACGCATAATCACCGTGAGTGATGATGGCTGTAATCTCACCAAGTTGTTTGTTGTAGTCTCTGTAATTCAGCCCACTAAAATCGGTGTAACCATTAAAGAAGTTACCTGCAATAGCTGGAGCAGATACCATGACACGGTTTCCATAATTGATATTCAAAGATGGCGCCCTGTCATTCAAAGCAGCAAATACTCGATCAGAATCAACCCAAGTATATCCGTGATTATAACCATGTGATTCAGGTTGCTTAGAGCTTCTCAAAGCATCAATCTCATCTAGAGGGTAGAATGATCTATCTTTACCGTATAATACTTTTTCTTCCGCGCTATAGAATTCATATGCTCTCAATGCAGTATTATAATTACATTCTTGCACCATAGGGAATACAATACCGTGCGGTATAAGTCCAGGTGCTCGATTATGGTAATGATAAGCTTTCCAGTCTTGAGCTGTTTCAACCCCCGGTACACCTAGAGGCCTAGAAATTCTTTTATAAGTGTAGGTCATAAAACAATCCCCACCAAATATATTTACCCAGTTATCAAAATTAGGATCATCCCAACGGAATCTCTTAGTGATAGCGTGATAAGTCTCATCTATGTTGGAATTACTGTATTTTAATTTCCATTCTGTTGGAGATATAACCCCAGAAGGGCTGTTATATACATTGACTTGTGCAGCTAAACGTACACCATCTACAGCAAACCTTTCCACAAAACTAGAAGCAGAACTATTGCTATCTAAGTTTAATGCCATACCATCCCAATCGTTGTGGAGAGCAAATAAGAATTGAGGCTCCCATATAGATAATCTAACACCTACATAATCCTCAAAATTAGCATTGTGTTGCCACATAATTGCCATACGACAATCAGTTGCAGTAGCATCTTCCGGATCCCAATTATATACATCTGTAATAGTGTCATCCTGTAAACCTGTAGGACTAAATCCTAAGTCGAGGTTATGAGGAGTAAATAACACAGTAGGGTCGTAAGTATAACTAGCCCCACCAAGCGCCGCAGATACCGGATTGAAATAACTAGTACCCAAGCCGTAGAATAAATTACGATCTGAGCGAGATGCAAATTGATCATTAGAAAAACCATCTTGACCACCTAATACATATGACATATATATCTTACGCTGGTCATCTTGTTGATCTGCGGGCAGAGTAGTCATAGTGGAAGGGTCAGTCATAGGTTCTGGGCAAAAAGTATGGCTCTCCAAATATAACTCTTTTACAGAATTTACATCAGCCGTACTATTTAAAGTCAAGTTAGCTACTTGCATATCCCAAGATGACTCTTCCCATCTTATATCCAAATCCTGTGTAAAGGTTGTAGCTGTAGCGTTATCGGTAACCTCTATGCCAACCATAGGATCCATCACAAAAGTTCTCCATATCCAACTGAAACTACCATGATCTGCGTCTTGCCAATCAGATGGATTAGGTAGTGTATTACCAGGAACCATCGTACCCGTGGCTGCCCCACCTGCAGTTACACTAATACCCGTAGTCAGACCGGTAACAGTAGTATTCAGCGTCATAGTTACAGTAGGGGCTAATGTATTGGAAATGTCCACTTGCACAAATAACTCAGCTATAACTGATTGATCCAAAATAGAACCTGACTGCCCCAATATCTCTACCTGTAATGTGGTTTCTAAAATGTCTGGGTTACCTGTCTGTTCTACAAAATCATAAGCTTGATCATACATTTCACCAATCTGCTCCCCTATAGAACGTGGGTGAACTGATGGGTTAGGCTGTCTTAAGAAAATTACAAAATTATAACCGTTAGGGTTATAGAAGTCTTCTGGCGGAGAACCTGCAGGTATTGCATATGTGTATGGTGTCAATACTTGCTCGTAAGTATCAATCTTTCCTGAAGGCGGTGCTATATTTAAGCCTCCAAAAGGAGCTTTAGCTATGACAGGATTTTGATCCACCATCATACCCTTACTTTCATTGTTAAAAATAGAAGCAAATAATGGGGCATCCACTAGCATATCTGATGCGTAGAATGACCAATAATTAGCTATGTCAGACCCTTCAACAGTATCATTCACACCCCCTATACTTAAACCATTCACGGCTCCTTGATAAGTTTTTTGTTGAGGTATAATTTCCTTGTTAAACTTAACGAAGTCTAACATACGGCCTGGAGCTGGCAATATCTTACAAGCACCTATAGGGTATTTATCCCCAGCCGTAGTCCCAGCATAAACGCCGTTTAAAGATCCTTCGCCTAAACAGCCTATACCATTCCATATAGGTAATATAGTACCATTAGATTCATGCCAGTCTACTCGTGTAGCACCCAGTGTAACATCTTCACCATCTTCACGAACATGCAGATTTCTTTCCCCTGTGGACAACTGATCTACTTGACCGGCGTGACCAGCCATAATAGGTTCTCTAAAGGCATTACAAATATAGCCTTGTATAATAGCGTCTTTCTTTCTAGTTTTACGTACAAAGAAGAAACCGTCAGTATTTTCTACTATATATGGGTGGTTACGTATAGAAGAGACATTCACTCTGAAGTATCTTACCATAGTATCTTCACCACCATTAGTTAATTTTGTTCTGCATTTATTGGTACGATATACACCTAACCTGTTTTCGGATGAAGTAGCGTCCTTATAACCATCATCTGTAGTGATAGGAGTTATACCTGTATAACTGAAGTTATCTTCATAATTATCACCGCCTCGTATAGGCAATGCAGGTGTTGTACCTTGACCTTCCTTTAGTATAAATACTATACCAACTTCATAAGTCTCGCCGGCCCAATACCCTAAATTGTGATAAACATTATCTGGATCCGCATAACCAGTCCCTATCTCCTTAATAGGGATCTGCATATCTACCTCTTCAATCCTTAACCTCTGAGCTAACTCCTTAAGAGTCTCAAAATCATTATTCCTAGAAGTAATATTTCCGAACAACAATCTATCATTATACTGCGTCATTGTTTTAACAGTATGGATAGATGAGTAGTCAATATTCAAATTTGATGAGGTGATATCACTAGTAGATTCACTGCCGTAAATATTTATGAACATCTCGTCCTCATCTCCTATATCATATATATTAGATATTTCCTTGATTGTAGTAACAGTGCTAGTTTCTCCCTCAGCTTTAGAGTAATATACTCTCACACCGCTGAAAGTCTTATCCAAGTTAGACAACTTGAATTTTACCATCTTATCAGTGGTATCACCAGATTTTGTTCCGTGATCATTGTAAGCAACAGCAACCGTACGAGATTCCTCTATAAGATCTGTTAAAGCTCCATCACTATCTGTGTATCTAAAGTAAAATTTGTAATCTCCACCATCTAGTATACCGCCAGTTTGTACACCCAAGAATTCCAGGTCAGGGATCTTATTGGCTTGGCGAATTAGACGAGTACCACCGAATCTTTGGTTAGAGTATGTGTTGGTGTCTCTATCTTGTCTACGATCAGCAATAGCAGCTTGCTTACCATTCTCACTTAAACGGAAACGGCTATTTACTAAACGTGGCGGATTATAATCATCCGTGAAAATAATATTAACAGACTCGTCATAAGACGGCTGTACTTCAACTTCTATAAGTCTATCAGAAATAAAATTAAGTAATTGTGTTCTGAATGGATCAGTATAGTTAACATCGTCATCTAAAACTATATCAGAAGTCGATGTAGAGAAGTTGTATAAAGGAGCATATTCGTCCTTGAGAGGTAAGTAGAAATTGGGGTCTATATTACTTTGGGCTAATAAACTATTCCAGTCTGGCGAAGGAAAAGTACCTATTTCACCCTCAAAGAATCCCCCATCTGTAGAATCAAATCTACCAGAAATAATATAGGCTATGTCATTAAACACTTCAACACCTAGAGGTTTAAACCCTTCAGTAAGAGTAGTCTTTACATGATTACCCTCCATGTTTTGCAGTATCAATTGGTTCTCCCCTTTAGTTGTGAGAGTGGCATTGATAGCATCAGTCATCACATTAGGTTGTGTATTAACCGGATGTGAATCAGTATTTAATTCTGAAAATGTATTAACTGAGTTTGCCATACTTTTTATTTCTTTCGCGAGACATGCGTTGTTTAACTACAGTCCTCATAACTTTATCATGCATACGACCTAAAGGGCGATAAAATCTTATCTCCCCATCTCCATCAATTATACGCACTTCTTCACCCCTGTTAAGATGGTAACGTAATCTTTTTACGCAGTATCTTATCAGCTGTGCTAATTTCTGCTCCTTAATATAAGAAAATTCCTCGTAAACCACAGGCAAGAAATAATCAATGTCTCTGGGCAGATTACTGAAACCATTCCCGCTATTTGCGCGTTTTACCATTTCTGCGAATATCTTCTTATTAACATATACACCTAAATGTTGTTTACGGTCTTTAATCTTGTATTTCATCATTGGTATCTTATAATCTGTCATCATAAGATCAAATTGATGGTACTTGTTATTCTTACGGAAACCTTTAGCAGCCTTATCATTCATCCATCCCATATAAATTTCTGGTTTGTTCGGGCTGTTATTAGGCATTATAATCTTACCTTTACCCATAGCTACTTCATATAGAACAGCTTTGAGCCAAGTAACAAAGATCTTACGCACCAACGCACTGTTGTCCTTAGTATTGTAAATGTGCTGTAACTTCCCGGCTGGGCAGTCTTTGGTACGCACTAAATATCTTTTTGCTATCACAGGATCATTCGGTAAAACGTCCTTCAATGTGAGCATGAGGGTAGTATCGTAGTCAGCTACCTTTTTGCGTTTGCCTGTATGTGGATTGTAAACGTATCTTCCCATTACTGCATAGACTTATAACTAGACCAAAATACTTTACGGTCATGTCGTGTCATAGCAGATAACATACGGTTAAGGTGATTCTGAGATACATATTCAGGAATCTTAGCTGCAGCCATCTTACGACCACTTTCCATCTTAATATACTCCAGCATATTCAAAGCCCCTTGATCGCCCATAAACGCTTTCTTTTGTGTATCTATGAACTTCATTTTGTAAGCTATGGCTTCCGCCTCTTTACGAGTAATAAGTGGATTACCATCATTATCAACACATGTACCACGGTATATTACTACACCGGTACTACCTACCCAGTCTTCATCAAAGTGTAAAGTATAATTACCTAAAGTGCCCTGCAATTCGTAAGGGATGAATTCTCCTTTAGGGTGTAAACGGCTTTGCTGATCATCTATATTTACTCTGTAAGCATTAGGGTTAGTGATAGCATCAGCAAAGTGACTGTGGTTAGGCCTTACGATTTGCTCCGCATGAAATAAAATTACGCGGTCTCCATACTGATCTCTCCATTCCTGACCTGTACTAACAGCCTCAATAAACTCTACATTACACGGTAATTGTACTGTACGAGAATTGTCTATCTCAAACTCAAATGCATGAATAGCTGTAGCAATATTTCCTATATCCCGCCATATATTGTATGCACGTTCTACATAATCATCTTCATGTAGGTACGTATCAAAAAGATCTTGTAAAAGATATTTCCCATACATAAAATCGTAAAACGGTTTAGCTGCTTGTTCCTGTGCCATTATAATACTTTTTTACCCATCTCAGTATCTAGTAATCTCAAAGCAGCTCCTTCAGTACCGAATGCTTTTAATTGGTCTTCCCAATCTAAGATTTTTGCAACTTCCTCATGCTGCTCTTTCATGTAGCGACTACTAAGCTCTAGAAGTAAAAAGTCTGCTTTTTGCATAGCTGTTTTAGAAAGATCATTGCATTGTTGTGTGATCTCTACTTCATGGGCTAAAGATTCTTTAATAATAGCTGGTAAAGAAGTATAAGTATTCTTTACTTCTGGTATAGTTTGATACTTAGGTTGCACACCTAAACCTATAAGGTATCCCCTTGACCATTCAGCATGAGCCCATTCTTCTTTAGCATAATCCTTCCACAAAGCACCGGCTCCGAGATAACCATTATTACATAGCCAAGCAGACATAGCGTCATATAAACGAGCGCTTTTCTCTTCTTCTATTATACGGTAATTTAAAGCGTCTACTACTTCTTGCGAGTATAGAGTATCTATACTATTAATTTTAGCGGCAGTTGTTCTAGTGAAAGTTGCTGCGGTCGGGGTTGTTTTTCCTACTGACATATTATGTTACTTTATCTTCTTGTGTATTAGGCATCTTAGGTACCTGCAGTTGTCTGTAATATCTAATCCATTTTTCTGTTAGAGCGTCAATAATGGCCATTTGCATATGTTGAGGCGCTGGATATTCTTCGTTTAAGAAATTCGGATTGGTTGGGTCAATAAAACTAGGTTGCTCAAATATAGCTCTTACTTTTACAAATTGTAAAGGGTTGTAAGGGCTCATATTAAAGAACCACATATCTAATTTACCATTTTCATTAGGCGCTAAATCTACCCAAATAAAAGGTTTGTGTCTAGTTTTAATTCTGACTCTGTGGGTACGGATATCATCCGGGTGATAGTATACTTTGAAACTCTCACGCATATTATTAAGACCAACATATTCAACTGGGTTTACCCCAAACAAAGGAGATATAGCTGGTATTTCTACACGCGGAATACTGGCGTCCGGATCTTTCAGTAAATCTTCTGTACAGTCTAATCCAGGTGTGAGGTTATCACATACCAACTTCTGTAGAGGTAATTCCTGCACCAAAAACTTAGGATTAAGTTTATTTGTGATTGCATATTTATGCGCAAAATCTGCACGCTGTAAATCTATCTCAGCATACAACTGCTCCAAGCTAAACGCCTGATCTGCTATGTTACCATCTAAGCCATCAGCAATGCGATTTCTACAGGCGCTGGCCATTTCTGAGTGAGTCATAAAATTCGAATTTTGTACTCCTTATTAATAGAGAAAAATATTGGAGATATAAAGTAAAAAGGCCCGCCATATAGACGAGCCTTCTTTTTAATGGAAAGTGTTTTACGCTTATGCGATGAATGCAGCGCTAGTGTCAACAGTTGATCCGTCAGCAATGATAAGACCTTCAGTAAGGTACTCAGCATTAGTTGGAGCAGCAACAACGTTAAGAGTAACGTTAGCAGACATTGGAGCAACAGCTTGGTTTGCAACCAATAGAGCAGCCAATTGATCGATAACATCATCCGCAGCAATCAAATTCTCATTGATGAACAATGTGAAAGAGTGCATAGAAGCAACTCCACCCACAGCTCCACCACCTACAGAAGTATTTCCGTAATCAGCAGCGTTAGTAGCCAAGTTAGCGTCGAAGTTAGAGATGTAATCAAAAGTTACCTCTGTATAAGATCCACGTACATCTACTTGAGTAGAAGCGTTATCAACTCCGTAAGGGTCGTTGTTCAACGCAGTAGCCATTCTTACAGACTCTTCTAGGAATTTCCCAGTACCGTGACCTTCAGAAGGCTCAGTAGTAACTGTTTCAACCATCAAAGCCCAGAAACCTGCAGATCCCGCAGAACCTGGAGTATAAGAACGAATCTCGAAAGATTTGAAATCAATAGATCCTAGAGCATCACCTGTAACTGTTACAGAAGTACCACCGTCAGCCAAAGTCAACAATGGAGTACCAACAGTAAAGCTAGCTAACCATGCATCATAAGCAGCAACAATCGCGTCAACGATGTCAGCAGCAGTAATATTAGCTAGAGGAGCAGTTTGTAGTATGAAAGAACGACCTGATCCAATTCCGTTCTGTGTAAGAACTTCTGATTGGTAACGCCCAGTTTCCAACTTAATAGCAACTTCAACAACATCACCTACAGCAAGTCCAGTTGGAGCAACGATAGCGAAGTCAGAAACACCAGCAACAGCAGAGGCAGAACGACGCATTTTCATTTTTGCGATTCTAGCAGAATCAAAATCTCCGAATCCTTCTACAAGAAGACGGTCTCCAGCAACTACAGCAGCAGAAGTAGCTCTTTGTGTAGCTGGGTTAGCAGGGTCTAAGATAAAGAAATCAGCAGCTGAATTTACAACTCTAATTTTATCTGATAATGTAAACATAATTTAATGTTTTTGTGTAATACTTATACCAGTGTAGCATTACGGTTTTATAAAATAAGGCCTGAGCTGGTATCCCACGCCTGATCATTTGATCTCCCCATAGATAACATTTTAAAGTATTATCACCAGGGTAAGTCATGAAAATCTTATGGTTGTATAGATTGGTTTACAGCAGGGTTAGTCTGTAGTCGAGGATCAGAACTAGCCTCTAAGACTAGTTTCACGATACGTTTGATGATTTCTCTGCAAGCGTATTCTGGCCACTCCATTTCTAGAGAAGTATCTAAAGGAAGGTCTCTTTGTTGCACAGTTAAATTAAGTGCTCTAGGCTCTTTCAAGTAATCGATATACACAGAACCTATTGCGTACTGATTTAAATCCCCTGCAAAATAAATAAGATCTGTTACAGCGTTGTTAGATCCATCAATAAATTGGTGGTAAGGTCGCTTAAAATCTGGTTTGAGGAAAGAGTTATTAATAATCCCGTTTGCAATATCTCTAGTTAACCTTTTAGAAGGAGTACTAATTTCGTATCCTGCTGGGTAGCATCTATGAGGCCGTAAGTTTATAACACCTACATGAGAACCTAACATATGCCAATAATTGTCCGGTGCTTTAAACTGGTAGAAGCCAGAATCATATCTGTTACCTACTGCTATAGGAAGGTTGGTTTCAGCAACGCCGCCTGACCAATTTCCAACCAGAGACAAACCTGACGACGTAATTGCAAACGTCGCCGAGGTTGTCAATGGACTCAAATCATCTGATAACTGTTGCGTAGTTTCGAAAAGATTATAACGCTCATTAGAGTACTCTTGGATAGCCTTTGTACCCCAGTAGTTATAGTCGTCTAAGTGTAGAGAAGGAGCTTTAGCTTTTCTCAATTCTCTTAGCACATTTTCGTAAACCTGCTTTTCAGTCATCGTTTAGTTTATTTATTTTTCTTCTTAGCTGCACGAGCTTTAGCTGCGCGTTCTGCTGGAGTCATAGCTTCCTCAGTCTCCGGCTCTTTCTCCAACTCTTCTACCACTTCATCAACAAAGTAGTTAGGGTTGACTTCACGCTCTAATAGCATCATAACATCTTCGTTAGTCTGTAGATAAGCAATAGCTGCATCATCTGACATACCAAGAATGTTTACCCCGTACTTAACAACGTTATCATGAGGATTAACCTCTACAATACCCATTTGCTTGGCCTTAACGTACAGAAGATTGATCTTCATAGTTTTGCTGCGGTATACAGAAAGAACTTTTTCAGGGTTCTTCTTACACTGCTCTAGCAAGAACTTCTTAACGTTAGCTGGGGTTTCTCCTGTCATATCCTGACCTAACAATAAAGCTCTGTTCTCGTAGTTAGTAGTAGGATCTTCCATAACATGCTTCAATGCTTCAAAAGCAAGTTCAGTCTTCTTGTTATCTTTTTCAGCTTCTCTACCTTCAATGTGCACATAAAACAGCGCTTTACCTCTTTGTGCTTCTTCAAAAGACATAGCTATACAAGGGAGGTGTCTTACCCATGCCCAATTAATGCGATCTACTGTACTGTTTGCTAGATCAAACTCCATCCCATCTTTCAATACTAACTTAGTATTCAAATGAGCCTTAGCCGGGTCGTTACTTACAGTTACAAAATATTCTAGATTCTTCTTCTCATCTTCACTGATGCGATCTACTCCAGCAAACCAAGAGATAGAAGGATCATAAGCTGGTTGCACTGTGTGCTTACCATTTTTATACACTGATTTCAGCGTAATTACTTTGTCGGTACTAGTACCATTTGCCAATTGATCAACTTCTGTGAAGCGATCATAACCTTTAACGTTCATATTTTTCTTATTTAGTTATTAAACATATTGGTATTCTAACGACAATAATGCGAAACCTTTTACAGAATACCAAGGGAAAATAAATTATGCTACTTCCTTGACAAAGTATTTCTTAGCTAATTTACTACCGTATTTTATCGCAGACCGTAAGGTATCTTTATTGACGTTTAGTTCCTCCGCTATTTGACTATAAGTGCCCTCCATTATATAGGCTATACCGAGTTTTGGGTCTTCTATCTCTACCTTTAACTGTTTCTCTAAAGCTTTCCTTTTTACTTGTAGTCTCTCAGTCTCTAGCTCTACTATCTCATTTAAAGAAGGGAATCTATTATATTTACGGTCCAATCTAAAAGTATCATCTGTGCTCATATAAAGGTAATCCCTGAGCCAATTAATTGCTTGATATTTAGTGTAATGAATATGCCATGTCGTGGATTTTGGGTTTATATTAGAATCAGCTTTAGGAGTCGCAGTACCTAAAGAATTTGTAACTGAGTTTAAATAAATAGCTAAAGCCTTAATAAAATTTTCATTGCCAGCAAAGCCGGCACACCAATATTCCTTCCCTGTTTTCGGTCTCTTCTTTTTAAATATAGTACCATCACCATCAAAATAACCTCTGATAAAATGACGCATTAAATTGGGTTTATTAAGCAAGAATTTAGGAAAAACTAAAGTATGTGCCTTGGCTTTACCGCAACCCCATTTCTCTAAATCTTGACATAGTTGCTTGCTAGATATTTGTAGAGAACAAGTATCAGAGCCCTTCTCTTTATATATAGGCGGTGTTTGGCCAGTGGTAAGATAACCAGCAAACTTCTCTAAAATATACTTGTCCTCAGTTTTGAGCTTTAACTTTATTTGATTACGGTTAGAAGCATTATAACCATCCGCATACATAAAGCCTAGGAAATAAGCTTTATCCTCTGTGTCTATCCCTGAGAAATAATCGTGATTAACAGTGTATCTCTTTGTAGAAATATCTAATTTCTTCATCACTCTCTGCAAAGAGTGTACACTTATATTATAGTGCTTGGCTATATCTTTCTGGTTAATCTTAGCCATAACCATAGTTTCAATATCTACCTTATCCTTCCAAGACAACTCTACTCCCTTAACCCTAGTTAAACCATTCTCCTGTATAGTTCGTTCTATGACACTACGACTGTATCCTAGTTGTTCAGCTATATCAGTTGTTTTTATTTTTTGTTCTCTTAGTTGAGCTACTTGTTCTATTTCTTCTTCTGTTAGTATTATCTTTGTTCTTCCCATATTATATTTATTAAAAAAAAAGCGCTGATCAAATGACCAACGCTTTTAATATAGGAATAAATTTAATTCCTCAAAGGTAAAAAACCTAAATTAGAGAGTTCTTGCCTCTTCCAAAATAAAGCTCTTATAAGGGTTGAATACACAAACTCCTGAGTAACCTAATAGGTGGTACTGAGAACCGTGTACTGATGTAGAAACATCTCCTGAAGACTTTCCGTCCATTCCACCCATACCTTTAAGGTTACCTGAAACAATTTCAGATCCTTTAAGAGTAAACATAGCAATGTTTGGACGCCCAGAAGCCAAGTCAGAACCTGTATCTAAGAAGATACCGTATCCGTGATCTGGGTACTCTTGAGAAAGAGCACGATCTGGCATGAAAGTAATAGTGTTTCCTGAGAAAGTGTAAGAGTTAAACTCTGCACCAACTTTTACTTTACCAGCAGCCTTAGACCAGAAGTATGCAGAATCTGCAGCTCCTTGGAATCTTACGTCATCACGTAGAGTTCTTTGGATTTGGTCGTATAGACGCTCGTTACAAACAACAGCGTACGAGTTTCCTGTAGGCATGTCTGACTTCTCACGCATAGCTGACATTACATCATCAAATACATAAGAGTTCAAGTAAGAGTAAGAGAACTTATCACAGTAACGCTCGATTTGAGGAATTACACCGTCTCCCATTGGGATATCACGACCGTGATCATCTTGATCAAGACACTTTCCGTTTACATCGTAGTTCGTTTCACCGAAGATACAAGCTTGCTCACGAGAAAGTAAGAATACATCCATACACTCTTTCTCTTTCTTAGTCATCTTGTAGTAAGAAGCTGTAGCTTTAGGATCTTTACCGATCTGAATGTACATTTCTTCCTTCATAGCGAAGTCAGCTGACCAGTCTACAGAAGCTCTGTGACGAGAAAGGTAGTTACGGTGAGTTTCACTGTTTGAGATCCACTTAGTGTAACCTCTTTCAGAAAGCTCCGGGTGATAGTTACTTCTGTAACGAGTCTTACGACCAGCTGCAGCGTAATTTACATCGATCTCTTTGTTAGGGTCGTTACCAACTAATTTAACTTGGTATTCCCAACGCTTAGTAGAAACTTTACGTGGAGCAGCAGTAACAAATAGTTGTTGCTTATTATCAAGAGTGAAAGTATCATTCTTGTCATAGTAACGCTCTTCCAAGTGGATAGTCTCAACGTTCTTACGGAACCCAGTTCCAGAGATATCTCCAACAATTTTAACTGTCTTAATGAAGTTAACATCGATGTTCCACTCAATTACCATTGAGTTAATTGGAGAGAAAGACCCAGAATCTCCCTTAGGATTGTAATAAACATTTTTAAGTGCGTCCGTCAATGTAGAGATAGCCAAATGCGGGTAAAGTGTTACCACTTGCCCTAATTTGTGAGGCTTATCACCTAGAAGACGTCCGAAGTTTTGTACAGTCTTAGTGTCAGAGATATTCTGAACGACCGTATTTCTGTCTACGATTTTCATCTTTTGCTTTGTTTTATGGATGGCATCCCACCCTTGGTTATTAAATAAATTAAATCAACTTCCCCATCTATGTTAAACTATTCTCTAATCATAAGGGGAAGTCAATAAAATTTTATTCTTCGTTATCCCACAAATTACCTGTGGTAGTTACTTTTTCTTCACGAGGAGCTGTAGGCGTTGTAGGTTTCACCCCACCGCTTGTAGGGGCAGTATTTCCACTACCAATCGGCGTAGTAGGTAAACCGTTTATAGCCTGCTCTTTTCCTCTATGGAATGCGTTAGCTACTTCACGTTTATAGTGTTTCTCTAACTCATCTACATAAGATTCTGCGTTATGGTATAACCATGCTGCCTTAAATAGTCTTTGTGGATCAGAGAATACTTCAGCCATGAACTTAGAATCACCTTCCTCATTAGTCTCCAATAGCTCAGATAAGATTTCATTCTTCTGATTGTTATCTACTTTCCAGCCTATAACACTATCAACCTCATTTACAGCCGTGGCGATAATACCTCTTTGCTCCTCTAATTCAGCTTCAAAATCTTTAGCTTCCTGCGCCTTAGCAGCTTCAGCTTCAGCAGCAGCGTTAGATTTATAAGCGTCACGGATAGAAGCTACATCTTTCTCAAAGAATTTACCTTCTTTACGGCGAGCAACTTCATCAGCAATCTCTTGTTCTGTAGCTTCCGGCTCTTGATCCTTAAGATACTTAGCCATCATAGCTTCATTATCCATAGCATCAAAATCTAATCCAGTAGCATTTTGGATCATTTGTAGTTGTTCCAAGCGTTCCATAGCCATATTATTCAAGATCTGATCAACATCTCCGCCGTTTTCACGTACAAAGTTAACTAGACCAATCTCTTTCTCATCAAGACCATATTTTTCTTCTAATTTAGGCGCACCTGAATTAGCGAGATCTGAAAGTACATTGAATTGCTCTTCTTGAGATAACTCATTGAAATGCTGAGTAGTAGGTTCTCCACCTTCTTCTCCAGCTTCAAAAGTAATCATACCATCTGTGATACCGTATTGAGCTAAGAATTGGTCTACACCTGAAGCTTGAGGAAGTTCTGGTTCTGTAGGTTCCGCTGGCTCTGATCGCTCGGCAGGCTCTGTCGGCTCTGATGGCTCTACTGGTTCAGTAGGTTCTTCTGTAGATCCCCCTTCTCTAGGACTAGGAGCTGATGGAACCGGCTCTGTTGGCTTATTTCCTTCTTCTCCTTCTGTTCCGCCGTCTAGCGTGATGTCATCATCGTCATGCAACGACGACATTGTGTGTTCGTTTTCTAACATATTATTCTATTTACTTATTAAACATTTTGCCCTTTGGCAGGCTAGCCTTTAATATAAAGAAAAGTTTTTATATTGACAGGTCACTTTCTGAAGCAACTCGCAAATATAACTTACCGTCTACGTAAGCAGCAAACCACACGTATACTTCCCCAGACGGAACTGAATAAGTATTTGTAGTAAGAGTCGGGTCATCTAAGAATACGTAATCAGCCGAAAATACAAATGTTTTAGCTGATGTATTGTTAGAATTATCCAATACGAACCAGTGTAAACCACGGTCTTCTGCGTTTAATGGGGCGTACCAATTCACTAACTGAGCATTTCCTGTAGGCACAATGTACTCATAACGAGTGTGATCGTGCATAAAGTTAGGAGTTACTTCTGTAATTCCATTAGTTACTTTAACCAGTCTGCTGTCAGTATCTGGTGCATTCATATTCACCAGAGCATTAGGGTTAACAGTAGACTGCCCTAGTACATTGTTCGGTGCTTGGTTATTATAAATTTGTGGCATATTATTTAATTTTGGTCTTGTTGATATTGTGAATTTCCGTCAATATACGGTGTATCTTCTTCTATTTCTGCTTGCCCGGCCGGGATAACTGTGTTTACTACGCCGTCAGAAGTAAGTACTTGCACAGGCGTAGTTTGATGCAAATTACGAGTGTTCAATACTAATCTCTTACGAGGCGTGCAAATGTTCTTGTTTACCAGTTTACGTAAGCACAACAAAATGCTTTCATTGAAGCGTGGATCAGAATTATCATCATGCTCCAAATAATCTAATATAGCTGCTAGAGCTATAGAGTGCGCATACAAATCATCTAATGCAGGTGAATTACCCACATAAGGTTCTTTCAAACATAGTGTACTATGAATATCAGAGATTTTAGCCCCTGCAGCCTGAAATAATTCTACGTAACTATCTGTCCAATTTACTAGCATGAGCCTGGGCTTTTAGGTAAGCAGTGGTCGTGGTATAAACATTGGTAACATAATGCACGAGCATTTACAAGTATGCAAGCTGATTCGTGGAACATTCCCTCATTAAAGTTATACCAAGCACCCAATCTCTTTTGGGAAAGTTTTTGGTAGTTCATGATTTTACTAACCCCAAACTTAGGAGACTCACAACAATCACACATTTTCTTAATCTCTTTTACCATAGCAGCATTCAAATCAACTGTAACTAGGTGTTGAGTTTCCGCGAAATAAATAGGATCATCTACCATAGCTGGACCTAAATTATTTCTCATAAGAGCTTGCCATTCTTCGAAAGTAGGATCTTTCTTCCAGTTAGTCTCATCTGGATGAACTACACTACTTGTTCCATAAGGAACTAAAGTACCAATATTACCTGTAAGATTGATGTAGAATGATTTAGTTGGAGCATAATAAACAATATCTCCAGTATCAGCACCTAAGGTACCACCTGAATTTTGTGTGGCCAACATATCATAGTTTCTTACTACGCATACATAACTAGTATACCAACCATCAGTATAAATCTTATTACCTTCTACATTTGCAGGAATAAAAGAAGTGAGGTTAGGCGCACGATAAAATGCTGTATATTCTACTTGATCAGACAAAAAGCTATTAGCTTCCGCCGTCAAAAATTGCTTAACTACGGTAAATCCTTCGCGGTAATCGTAAGGTTTATTGTAGTAATCAGCTGGGTTAGTCAATTCGCGAACCTCTGTAGGGTAAGTAAACTCACGAGGAGAATAACACCACTCATTAGAGTTATGGTATCCTGGAATTTGGTTTACATCATCTTCATCAGAAGACTCCATAACAACTGTTTCCAAGAATTGCCCAGTGTCACAACTCTTACCATTATAAGTCAAGAATACTTTCTTAACACCTTCATTATACAACTGTATAGGAAGAATACTGTAATTCATATTGTAATCTACAACTGACAGTTTTCTATCCGTGTTATTCCAGTCTAGGGAGATATTTTCAATACCGCCGTCTATTCTAAACCCAGGATCATTTAATCCTCCGGTAGTTGCAACCGACTCTACTACTCTTATATCCATTATTTCTCTTTATCGTAGTTTTTAATAAATTCTTTTACTCCTTCAATGCCGCCGAAATACTTCAGCCATTTAGGCTTATATAACTGATGTTCGAATACAGTATACTCTGTACGTCTATCTATCTTTATTTTAAACCTTCTGTCTGCCATTAGATATTGTTTCTTACCTCCTTGGCATTACCTTGAACGTTCTCAGCGTATAATTGTTCACGCTCCAGAGCCACAATTTCCTGGTCTTTCTTAATCTCTTCTCTAACCTTGAAACGCTCGATGTCAATTTTCTCATCAGATTGACGTATACGAGCCGCGCTTTCTTCAGCTTGGTACTCTAGAGTACCTTGCTTGATTTGCATTTCTTGTTGATTAGCTGCCTCAAGTTGCTTGTTAGCTTGCTCCAATTGCTGAGTTTGCTCTTTAAGCTGTTGTTGCGTTTGCTCTACTTGCTGCTGTAGTTGGCCTGTCATCTCATTTTTCTCTTCCATTAGAGCCATACCTTCATCGATAATTTTCAATATTTCAGTAGTAGACTCAGACATAGTCATCTTAATAATGACATCGTGAGGAATAACCCCGGCCGCAGCAAGCTCCGGAATAATGGCATTCAGTTTCTCTATCTTCAGATTCTCTTTACTAGAGTTGACAATATGAATATTGTAATCTGTAAAACAGAAATTTTCTGGGAAAGCCTCAAACAGAACAGTACGATGTCCTACAATATAGGACCCACGCTTACCTTTTCTATATGTAATCTTAGCTTGGTTTATCAAGTCTGTAAGCATGTGCTTACGAGAAGTATAAACTAACTCAAATAAATCTTTTGTAATTAAACTAGTTTGCTGCTGCCCAACCCTAACGTTCGAAACAGCGTCTCTAACTTCAGCCGCCGCGTACATATATCGGTTGATTCCGGTAACCACATCGGCTTGCCTCTCAATTGATTCCAAAACAGAATTAAGTGATTCCACGATCTGACCGTTGAGGGATCCGCGAAAATCTCCGTAGTGGTTAAATAGATGTGCTCCGTCTTCTGTAGGGTCATATAATTCGACACCCTGCTTACGGAAAGCCATAAACTTAAGAATACGTTCCATATAGTCTTGTCCAAGCACTTTCGGTATGGCTGCCAAATTAATACGCGAACCATCGACACCAGCATTTGCAATAAGATTATCACGGAAGAAATGTATAATATCATAGCTGTCTTGTAAGTCTTTAAGAGCTAAAGTAACGGAATATGGTGTTCCATTTCTATCATTATAAGCAACGCCGTTATAAGAGAGTGTAGTAGTCCAAGGTTGCCCAATAGAACGAGGAATCCAGCGACTCTTACCCATATTCAAGTAAGTGTCTTCACCAATACGAATGCCTTCATATCTATCTAATCTGTAGCCTTTTTTCTTAGCCATACCACTTCCAGCACCTTTACCATAGCTATCCTGACTCATCTTATCGATAGAGGACTTTTCTACGTTACGTAAATCATTTTTACGTTCGTCTGTAAGCTCCACCTCATTATTAGCTAACCACTCTACGTGACAAATTGGTAATGTATCTAAGTCGTTATTAGTATGCTGATTGTGTATGTCATTGCCATGTAAATCTTGTCTGTAGATATAATCTAACTGGCGAGGGTCATGTACAGTACGTGCTCCGGATCCTTCACTATAATCACCATATATTCTCTTTCTATCAACTTCATTCATCAAGTGGCCCCACTTATTTAGGATCTCTGAGCGCTTCATGTAGTAACGATGTACAACAGCATTTACATTTGGCTGTGTGCCTGATGAAAGGAATTGATGGTCTGTACGTTTAGAGAAGAATATATTCTCCGGCTTACATATTTCTATCTTCGGGTCTTCTCCTACCCTGTCTACATAAGTGCGGTAATAAGCTTCCCCGGAAATAAGTAAGTCTAAGAAGAATTGTTTAACCTTTTGTTTAAGGTCTATAGTGTTATCTTGTTCAAAGAATTGTAGTAGAGATTGACAAGCGATTTCAAACTGACTGATAAACTCCTCGTTTACAGACTTCTCGACCTTCTTCAGGTATTGGTCCGTCACCATATCCATGGCAGGGGTCTCACCATTCTTCACTCTTTGGTTGTTCTTGTTGAACTGCTTGCGATACTGGGCTAGTATACGTCGAGCCTTTTCTGCGCTTTTATTATTTTCAATCTGAGTAAGAGTGTTTTCGTCATTTACGGATACTCTATATGTAAACACTTCATCAAGCAGAAGACCTAACAAGACATCGATACGTGTCTTAATTAGGGGAGTCATTTTAACAGCAATAGGAGTCTCTATACCAAAAGTTTCCTCTAAGTATCTAAACTCCTCTTTGTCTCTTACTCCCTCGTATAAATTACGCGCTTTCTTAATGCGGTCTTTCTCACCACTACTATATACTAACGACGAAATATAATAATCCACGGATTTGCGTAAATAGTCAAAGCTACTCTTTTGCTTCTCCGTAGTGTAGAGATCCTCTACATTGTAGTAATTGTTTACAAATACACTCATTATTTATCTAATGAAAACAGTACATCAAAACTATTTATAGTCTTTAATTTTTTATTGGCTTCGTTGATAATAAGGTTACCACAATAAGGATCGAAACATATAATTGTTCCCGGTTCGATCTGTGTTGCATTTTCAGCGCAAGAAATAACTACTCCTTGCTGAGTCGCTTTTTCTCTTGGATCATCATTAGTGTCATCATATACACCATCTTCATCTACCAAACCTTCCCCAATAATTCTAACTAAAATTCTGTCACCTGTCGGTTTAATTGTTTCCTCATTCATGTTCTCTAAGTCTTCTGCGATTGCTACTATATTATGTCCTCTTAGTACTTTACAATAACCGTCATCGGTCTTTACGTGTACACCTGCAAATTGATTCCAAATGATCCCCATACCCTCTTTAACTTCAGGGCATTGATCTTTGTCATTTGCGTTTTCACCTACTTTTAGAGCCTTACCGTAGTAAAATTCAGCGTCTACAGGCGTACCTTCAGATGCATCTCCTACAATAACCCCATCTTGTTCAGTAGGTAAAATAGTAACTTCCGCCAAAACATTCATGTTATGAGGCGTAACTTTCATTTTTTCCATATTCTTATATTTACATATTACGTATTGCTGTAATAATAAGAAAAGAAAATCGATATATCAAGGGGATTACTGGTAGTGAAGTTCAATATTATCCGGATCAGTAGCGTCTATCCATCTAACTGAGCCTTGCGCCCTAAATGCAGCTGCTTCCTTAAGAGCTTCCATATCTTCTCCAGCTTTAGATTTACCTGGAATGACTCCGTGCTTCTTGTACCCGGTCACAGGGTCTGTGTAGTAACCATACAATTCGAAACCTTCTGCGGCCTTAGACGGTGGTTTAGCGGCTTGCCCCATCAAATCTTCATCAGACAACTCACATAGACCCATAGCAATAACAAGGTCAAACTTAGTTCTATCCTCTCTATTATAATCTTGCAGTTGTTGAAGCATATCAGGGAACCATATCTCATCGCTATAATCTTCTATATACGCCGCTATCTTTTGATCTTGATGATCAATAATAGGTCCGGCCGCAGTTGTACCAATGAGATGAGATGACTTGTTTGGGTCTGCGTTAGTTAAGTTGATCGTAGGTCTCTTTTTAAGGAGGTGATAAGCGTTATTATCACGGAACCAACCTACAATGCCAATCTTTGTGTATTCTATATTGACCTCTGAGTTGTAGTACATGGCTAACTTGAGAGCATTATCCCAGTCACTACGGACATTAGGGGAACGTTTTACATACTTAGCTACATAAATATTTGAAGTAGTACCAAAATAGTTTCCATCTACAACGCGTTTCTTTACGAGCATTGCAAGCTCTGAACCTTTCTTACTATCAGTTGCGTAAGATGAGTCCATTGTACCTTGGTCAATACTATCGATCCCAGACACATAAAGGTTCTTCAACGGAACTTTCTCATCTTCACGGCTCTGCTCTGTAAGCCAGTAAGGGTGTTCCAATATCTCTATATCACCAACACTAGATGGCTCCCATATAACACCAACCTTTTTGCCAGCTTCATTCTTTTCCCATTTAAGGAATCCACGCTCTGGCTTAGGCGCATCTTTCTCGTGTTCTATACGGATACGTTGAGCAGCAATACGTTCTTGGTTGAAGATGTTTACACCACGCCGAGTAAATACCTCACGAATATTCATAGGATATTCTTGTAGAAGACCCATATAAGATTCAGTGTCTCCTTTAGCTCGCTCCCTTTCTTCCATCACTTCCTCAGTAGCTGTCTTAATATCAGGACAACCTGTTTTCTCCCACGTACCTGCTCGTTTGATATGAGTAGGGCAAAAGAAACCTGAACCTCTAGGAGAATCAGGGAAATCGTAAGTAGCTAAAATATCGTGTGCATTTGGATTAGTAAATACATCCTCAGCTTCGTCATTCTCCACAGTACCACCTGTACCAGAATATAATACAGTACATTTCTTGATAGATCCCATTACCCACCATGAACCACGACTCTCACGCATACATGCTCTAAGAGATCCTTTTTGGTGTGAAGGAGGGAAGGCCGCGAACTCCTCAAACAATTGTTTTCTAGGACGCTTACCCCTTGTTTTACCGGCGTTCTTACCGTAGATAATCTTTTCGAATGAAGCAAGGTGACCTCTCTTTTCTGTAGTACCATCAGGTAATTCTACAATTTCTCCGGCTACTTTTTCCTTAGATGAATCTGTTAACCTCTTGTATTTTAAGGCTCTATGCTTAGCTTCAATAGCTTCCAGTCCATCTTCAATTTTAGCCCATGCCTCGTTAGTCGTGTCTTCATTTGTAGAAGAGACAACACTGACAGACTTAGGATGCAGACGATATTCACGATCTAATATACAATTATACATGAAGGACTTACCAACACCACGACCACCCATAATAGCGCAGTCTTTACGCATCAATTCAGCTTTCCAACAATAATCAAAGAAGTATCTATCTATATTGCAGTAGGTTGCGTGTGATGTTTCGAAATCCTCAGTAGGGTTTCCATCCTCATCGTAAATAGGTACTGGGAATACAAAAATATTCAGCCAATACACAAAATAAGGATTATAATATTCTCCATCTACCCAGACACCATCATAGCAGTAATCTACTAGAGGTTGATACCAGTTCTCCATATCTAGAGAATCCGGGTGGTAGTTGGGGATGTTTTGCCATGCGATTAGTTCCTTGGGAAGAGGTCGATGCACTAGATAATCAGTCAATTTGATTTCCTCTTCCCCGGTTGGTACACCGATTAACTTTTCAGGTGCGTCCGTTACTTTGAACTCACCATTCCATATGTCCCCGTGTGCGTCTTTTTTAAGAAACGGTAGATCAAATGGATCGTATTCGTTTTTCACCCCAAACAATGTGGGCTGTTTAGATATATCTATTTTCTTTTTCTTGATCGCCATTAGTCTTCTTCTCTACGTACAAGATTACCGCGTTCAATCAATGATGAACCTTTACCACCACGTACTCTACCAGCGTTCTCTAATTTTTTAGCTGCATTAGTAATACTAACTTTCAAGGTCATCATTTCTCCAATCTGTTTTGCAAGATTGGACATAATGTTTTCATTGGATGCAAAAGATACAACCCCAGTATTCTCATTCACGTTACGGATCACTTCCACTTCCATCTCTGTTAGCTTTGTACGAGCCTCATCTATCTTAGCATCTATGGCTAACACAGCTCGTTCAGCAGATGTTTCATTGAAGAAGTTATAGGCATCGATAGCCTCATCTATAAGATCTCTTTCGCGTTTGTTGAAGCTTTTCTTACCGAGTTTACGAAAAGCGCGTATCATAGCCTGTTCTTCCTTCATACGATAATCCAAGTCACGCATAGGATTATCATCTGAAAGGTCACAACAGTAAAATACGTAGAGCAACATACGCAGGCCTAACTCTTCATTCTCCATATTCCTACCGTAAGTAAGAATATTATTGAACTCCTCTATAACCGCGATGTTAGGATCTATGCACACGTTCTCATTTAATACAGTGAACTTTAGCATACTAATCTAGTTTTTCGAGATCCTTAGAACTGAATGTCTGTTGTTGATATAGGCCGCCTTCTGTGAACCAGTAGCATGTTACACCTAATAAAACCGATTTGGAATCTTCCTCTTCTTCTCGCCCTACTCGCGCTTTTTGCACTTTCTTTACGAGCATCTCAGGCTTGTTCTCGATGTCATGCTTGATCTGCACCTTATCGCCTGGATGGAAATAAATAAATTTACTCATATCTTCTTATTTAAATAATTTTCGTATTAACATAAGAATATATGAGTTTTAATTAAAAGGACAAGGTTACTTGCTTTCTGGGAGGTTTCCATTCATCGAACGGAAGAATTTCCTCAATCTGACTATCCGCCTTTTCATGTCGTAATATTACAACTTAAAAAGTTGAAACTCAGGGGAAATAGAGGGGAGATGAGATTCTAACTCACACCTCGCATATTATTTAATTGTGGTCTCAGCAGGACTCGAACCTGCGACCTCCGTGTTATGAGCACGGCACTCTAACCATCTGAGTTATAAGACCATTGTGACCCCGACAGGATTCGAACCTGTGACCTAGGGCTTAGAAAACCCTTGCTCTATCCAACTGAGCTACGGGGCCATTAAAATAAAAGCCCAGGTTAAATATTTAAATTCTTTAAAAATCTTACTTGTTTACCTGTAAACTTCTCATCACCTTTACCTACTCGCTCCTTCATAATCCCTTTCCTTGTGTGGGTTAAACCAAATAAGTGACCTATCTCATGTGAGATTAAAAAACCTTGTTGAGCTATTGTACGAGGATCCTCTAAGTCAGCTACGATCATATTGTAACCTCTACGATATCCACCTACTACAGCTAAGCCTATAGTTTCACCTTGATGACGACTGTTTACATATACAACAATGTCAGCGTCGAAATTGTGGTGCATTCTTATGATTTTCTTAAAGTTAGGTCCGTTATCTTTTGGGCAGTTTACGTAACCCTTGTACTTGAAGCGTATACCTGTACCAGCATAATCTTTATTAACCTCTTCTGTAATAAGAGCTAGTTCGAACGTATTCTCACAACTAGCATCTATAACGTACAAAACCTCTAGATAAGGTAAGGTATCTTCGTTTACAGTAGTTGAGATTTCCTTTTCCGGGCTATCATACCACCAAGCATTAGTATCTACCTCTATATTCCTAACAGTAGTTGGTACTTCAATCTCATCATGTTGACAACACGCTGTATCTATTACCACCACTTCTTCCTCTTGAACAGGAAAGTTATCAGTAGATGGTCCAACAGTCCAATATAGGGCTATAGACACCACTAATAAACTTCCGATCAACACATCTTTAAATCTTTCCATGTATCTAAGATAATAATAAAAAGTTAAACCCCAAGAGGCTTAGGTATAAAAACCGCAAAACCCGATAATCATCTAGGACTACCGGGTTTCGAAACTGTTTCACCACATGGAGCGATCAGCCCTTTAGTTTTTCAGCTATTTCCGAAATTTTCTTCTTATTCTTCTTCTCTAAGTACTTAGCAAACTCCAATAAATATACCATATTAGCTGCCTGTGCGTTGCCCATATCATCATCGATAGTTAGAGGCAACTTACCTTGTATACGATAATAATTAGAAGTCTCATTGACAGACTGATAAATCTTAACTAATTGATGATGTACAACACCGCCATCAGCAGCCATCGTAATGTCTAGTAATGGATTAACCCATTTAAACTTAAACCAGCTCTTTACGCTTGCATTACCTTGCAGTCTATTACCTGTACCCAAAGACAACATAAAAATATCCTCAGCTGGGAGATTGTAAAGACTCTTAATCTCAGCAAAGGCTGACATAGCTGGGTTGCCTGCGAATAAACCACCATCTACGTATTCATGTCCTCCGAGAGTAACAGGATCGAAGTAAGTGGGAGCAGCAGCACTAGCAGCAATAATTCTACCCAAAGGCCAATCTCCTTCTTGTTGCTTACTGAAAAATCTAGGTCTTCCATCTGTCATATCATAAGAACAGCACAAAAATTCTGTCTTAAGGTGATCATTTAAAGTACCTTCTCCGTAAGCTTCTTCTAGAATTCTGATTAGGTTGTGGACATCATGTTTACCGCCTTTCAAACCAAAAATAGATTTCCATTTAGTTTTAAAGTTCTTTTCAAAGATGCTAGGACCTTCATTAAAATAAAGTCCTAACACTTTTCCCATAGGGATGCCGGCTGAAACCCCAGCCCCAACAATAGCGCCAGTACTAGTACCAGCTACAAGATCAACATGGTTAGCCAGGTTGTCTTGCATTTCTTCTTCGATGCATTTTAAGATGTAAGCTGGTACAATACCTCGTATACCGCCGCCATCTATAGCAATGACTTTCTTCATTTCTTTAAAATATTATATACCGCAGTAAAAGCTAGCTTAAATAGAATAACGGCTAAAGTAGAATATATAGCACTTAGCCAAAAGCTTATACCGAGATGAGTTAATAAAAATGCGATGCCTAATGTCAGTGTTGTGGTTCTAATCATCTTCATTAGATGCCACCCGTCTGTTAGCCATACAAGTATAGTAGTAGAGAGGAAAAATCTTTCTCCCGCTATTGGGTTTCCAAACTTATATTTGTTAACCCAGGATAATTTTGGATTCCAGAACACATTGTGTTTATCATAATGAAACTGTAAGTGATCCATAACACCTTCAGCCCCACCAGACAGCAGGAAAAACAATATTGTCAATATAATCATTTTCTCTTACGATTAAAAATCCGTAATAGGAATCTGTTAAGCCAGCCAAAGCTTACTATTCCTTTTACATTTAAAACGTGTAATGTAAACATCGCAATACATAACCAAGGGAAAATGTAAGCGATAAAGAATACGTATGGATAACCCTCTACATATCTCCCATAGAAGTTTGGTTCTGCATAAGTCCAAATAATAAGAGCCAAAGCAACAGCATAAGCTCCGACATAAGTCCAGAAGTTTAATCCTTCTGATTGTGTTCCTTTCATAGTAAAATCTTTTAATTAGTGAATATCTCCCAATATAAGTCATCAAACCATACCAGATCCAAAGTATACGTAACTTGTTTCTGATTGTATATCGCTATACACCATGGTTGCGCATGCCAAATTTGAGAGTCTTGAAACATATTATATGATACAAAAAATCCTCCCAAGAATCAGGAG